CAACCCAATCATAGCGTCCTGGTTTCGGTTCCTTGACATATGCTCCTGCGTACTTATCGCTTTTTTGATGTTCAGTCTTAGGAGGAATAACTATGTTCTTCTTCCTTAAGTAATTATATATTATGCTGTCCCACATTCTTACTTGAGAAAAGACATCTTCAAGGTTGACCTTGGCATCATATGCTAGTGTGAATGCCAAGTCCATAAGCTTCATCTTGTCTTCGAGTTTATCAACCAGACGTACGTCGTGGATATTATACTCAACAAATTTTTGCCAGTCTTGGGTATAGAACTCCTTGAAGGTGTCATACTCACTATGGTCGAGCTTTTGCTCGCCTAACTCAACTAGTGCTATGTGATCCAATCTGTAGGACTCCTGATTTGTATAAGTAAATTTCCTATACAAATCAAGATAGTCCAACACTGTAATCCCCGATACATCATATGCGATGTTTTTACGTCCTTGGATATAAATTTCACGGGAACTGAGAAGTTTCCAAGGTGAAAAAAGTTTCGTCTCCTTGTCTCCAAGGATACGAGCCAGACGATTACAAATATAAGGAACGTCGAACAGTTGTACGTTCCAACCAGTAATCACATCTGGATAATTCTCGATCCACCAAGCGAGGTACTTCCGTAGTAGCTCCTGCTCATCAGCACATAGTGTGTACGATACATCGGCGTGTTTGTTATCAAATGGTTGTGAACCCCATACGTGATACAAACCAGTAAAACTGTCCTTCACCGAGATAAGTAAGATCTCCTGATCAGCAGATTCGATGTCGGGGAATCCGTTCTCTGCTGCAGTTTCAATATCAATCGTAAACACACGGATCTTACTTGGATCATAGTCAACTTCACCAGGGAAATTGTCACTGATCCATTGATAGAGGTATGCCTGATTTCCAGACACCTCAAAACCTTCCACATCCTTGTACTGTAGACAGAATTGTTTACAGTCTCGGATGCTTCCAGGTTGAATAGGTCGAACAGGCTCACCATATAGAGTGGTAAACTTGGACTCCTTCTTACTAGTCACATAAAGGGTTGGTCTAAATTGATCACGGAGGCGAATCTCTTTAGCACCATCATAACCCCGTACAAGAATACGATCACCTACTTGGTCAACGTTCTTGTAGAACTTCATTATAAGCTTTAGTAAGCGAAGGAGTGGGTTCGACTATAGTGAGGATTTGATCTGAGTGGATCAACGCCTCGTCCTGTATTGTAACATCCTTCAGCCACCTTGTCAAGTTTCCATCCTCCAAAAGGTATGGTTTCACTAACCTGACATCTGGTTCACCAGGTAGTTCTGCGTCACTCTCCTCCAGTTGGCTCAGGAGGTACTGATTGCTCTTCAGAATTATTACCTGCAAGTTCGTCATCTGTTTCACCAAAACGTTCTATAAAGTGTTTGACAAGTGGTTCCAATGGATCGCATATAGTTAGGAAGGCATCTTCCTTAATTAAAAACTTTTGTTGTGGAGATAATGGTACCCAGTTTTCAAAAGTCACATTAGGGTTACCTGGATCATCTGGCTTAGGCATTATCCTAACGATCTGTGGACTGCGTAGGATAAAGGCAACAGGTTTCTGCTCCTCATTACGCATCTCATAAACGTCAGCGATTACTTCCTCGCCTGATCTCATTAGAAGCAGTTGAATTGACATAGTTATACTACTTTTTTACATTATAAAAGAACCCCCTGACATTTGTCAAGGGGCTCTTCGTTTTATTTAAAGATAATCTTTGCGAGCGTGGTGTTCAGGGACTATTTTACCCAACTCTACAGTTAGTAGACCATCCTTAAAGGTCACGTCCCTAACCTCGGTCTCATCTGAGAGAGTCCACACACGCTTGAAGGATCTCTGTGCTAGACCTTTATGTTGGTATTTAGTTTCTGTCTCTTTGTCTTCTTTCTGACCTTCAACAAAGAGTTTACCATACTCGGTGTACACAAAGACTTCCTTCTTACTAAATCCAGCGAGTGCGATCTCCAGACGCGACTCAACGTTGTTTATCTGGACTAGATTATATGGTGGATAATTTGAAGTAGTTTCGTGAAGATGGAACAGCGAGTCTAGGTACTCATCCATTCCAATACTGTTGCGATGAATCCTTTCCATCAATTGTGGAAGATCATTCGCAGTAAATCGTGCGAGATTAGTCATCTTTTTAGCTCCTTAAATAAGCGAGTTTGTGTTTTGTGGTCCCTTACGGCGACCATAACTAATTATAAGAGCAACTGGTATGACTGAGGTGTTGGGAACCCTACTCCGTAAGGAAGGAATTCCGAACTTTTTTCATAGAAAGCATTCCAACTAGGGAATACCGTACGTGATCCTCTGGATAACCGTCTGGATTATAGTATGCACTATGGAAAGCAGACCCTGAATACGCTGAGATACAATTGAATCTAGCAGGTACTACACCTTCTAGTTTGTACATATCATCACCCTCAAATCTCTGCCACGTATCAAACTTACCAGCACCTACACGTTTCTCTTGCATCATATTAGAGACTGTCTCAGGGTGTGGTGCACCTCTACCCCTCCTTTCCATATCTCTAATGTCCATCCACCTCTCACCTTCTATCTCCATAGAATAGATGGCAGTACCATCATCATCATTCAAGTCATCAGATAAGAAATAGTTAAATGCGAACTCTCCTGGATCTACGTGTGGTCTATATGTACTATCATTTGCCTTCATCTTAGGCCAAAAGACATTACAGTAAAATGAAAAATCTTGCCACGCAATAGGTTTCCTACAAATATTATGATGCCACAGTAGTTCTCTCTCATACTGAGCAAATGGTTTTACCCACTGGTTTGCTATTGGTTGCTGCATACCAGGAGCACCAGTTTTCTCTTCAACCAGATTATTAGTACCTGCAATATAAGCAGACGTTAAAAGAAAATCCCTAACATCATAGGGATTCAACAATACATCTTCTACTATAAGACATTTCTTATCAGTATTACCTATAGGTTGTAGAGACTCTTTCTTATTAGGATTTAATTCAAAGAGTTTCTCTAGTTCATCAGGTTTAATTATCTGTTTGTCAAACTGGGATAGACGCATTGTCACCAGGCGAATTATCATTAAAGGTCTCTGATCCCTGTGCAGGTCTCTTCGACAAGAACGCACTCCTACCAGCAGGAGGATGGGTCAGTGCCAGCATTGCTACTAAAGAATATCTGTAATGACCATCTGGGTACTTATCTGGATCATACACTGCAGTGTGGAAGTAACTTCCTTTATATCCACTAAGACAATTAAACTCTGCAGGTACTACTCCCTCCAGATTATATACATCATCACCCATAAAGGATATCCATTCAGTAAGGTTACCAGAACCTGATCTACCAATATCCATTATCTGAGAGATAGTAGATGGTCTCAGTTGTTCTTCCATTTCCTTAACATCAAGGAAAGTACCTTCATCAGTTGTAATACTAAACATAGCAGTACCTTCACCCTCTACCAAATCATCCGATAGAAATAGGTTAAAGGCAAAGTCACCTGGATCTACGTGAGGTCTATAATTACTATCCATAGACATCATACCTTTCCAGAAGACATTACAGTAACAACAGAAGTCCTGCCATTCAATAGGTCTACTAGTAATCTTCTTATGATACAAGAAGCTACGTAGATAAAGAACAAAAGGTTTCACCCATTCGTTTGCAACAGGTTGTTGCATACCAGGTGCACCTGTCTTATCTGGTACTAGATTATTAGTTCCTGCAATATAGGAAGATTGAATAAGAAAATCTCTAACGTCATAAGGATTGACTAAGACATCTTCTACAAACACATATCCGTGTTTATGCTTGTCATTAATCTTTCTGACATACTCTTTTCTATTTGGATTCAATTCAAAAAGTTTTTCGAGATCGTCTGGTTTAACAATACGACTATCGAAATCATCATAAGTTAGCATAGTTATGTCTCAGTAGTTTTTCTCTTCCCTATGTTGTACTTGGATTCTAAGATCCAGTCATTCTTCTCTTTGAATGCCAAGACCTTTATCTGATTTAAGGGAGCAATGGTGTCAATCTTTTCTGGTGTCAGAATAGTCAACAGTCCCCAATCAGATAATAATTGAGCAATTCTATTGCGTCGTTGTACATCATTAATGGATAGGTTAGTATGCTTGCCGTCTAGTGCAAACAACTCTTTAAAATGTACTATGTAATACTTACCACGTTTGTGGAGGATATGACAAGACTGGTAGATCTTCTTTTCCTTACGGGAAGCCACACCAATTCTAGTAAGTGTCTCCCTCACTTTAAGGAAATCATCTGGTTCCTTAAGAGCAACTTCTACCATCTGTTGCTCATCCCATTTTACAAATTCTTCGGTCATTTACTACCACCAGTATCAATTAAGGATCTAATCTCAGCTAACTGAGAGGTAGTCAATACCTGCAATGCTTGCCGTGCTTTTTCATTACTATAACCATAGTAAATTTTCACCGCTTCAAGATCATCAAGTGTTGACTGTTTCAACCAGGGAGAGAATCTCTTCCTGGGTCTCAGTGTATTTATGTAATAATCGTACTGTAAACGCTTATCGAGATGATGTGATATGTTCATCTCATTGGCGTGTAATACGGCATCTAAATGTCCAGAAAGACACTTGTTAATCACGTATGGTACATACTGTTTAGTGTCTTCTTCATCCCACACATCTTTCTTTGATTGATTGATGCTATAGAGATAATCATTTAGTTTCATAACCATCTGTTAGTTCCATTGTGGTATAGGGACAAAGATATCATTCTGGAAGGTGTCTACAACCGATGGATCATCTAAATCAGGATCCTCCATAATGTCATACCCTATACTAACACGGATTCCATCAAATGGCTTAGGTCTGACCTTATGCATTAATGTACCTGGACCAATATACTGCATACCTTGTTTGTTAGGTACAACTAGCATAGTATCCTTATCATCTAATTCGTGTGGTGCATACCTATCAGGAGCATCAATATACCAATTAGTATACCTATCTCTCTCCTCCATATCCTCAGGTACTACTGCTGAGAATACAGTATCGGTATCCTTCTGACTTAAATGTATGAATCCGTGCTTGCTACAATAATTGTGTGAATGCCATCCTAATGACATTGCACCTAGGTGTTCTGATCTATGAACATTCAACCAAGTGTGAATCCATATAGGTTTCTCTTCCAACCCTGGATACTTACGAATGTTCTTGAATACTTGTTGCCAAAGTTTATAATACTCAGGTAATGGAGACGACAATGTAATAAGACTATATGCATTCTTACTAAGAGTCGGATCAAAATCTCTTTCAGATCCAGGAGGTGCTTGTATCTGTACAATATCTTTCCACAGATGATAACACCTCTTAGATTCTAGTAGGATCTTTTTGAAATCAAGGTCTACAGAGTAGAACCTCATTCCTGAGGCGGAGTTAGCTGTTCCGACAGTCTTACTTTGCATTTTCCATCCTCAGAGGTAATTTCCAACGTATGTACGTTGATAGTATCGTGTTCAAATACTTTGATCTCTACCTTACCATCTTCACAACACACCTTTATGGTGCCATTTGCGTGCCAGTCTTTAGGATTATCCTTAAACTTGTAAACACGATGGTGATCATAACGAGAGTGAGTAGATGCAACTACTCTATACATATGTTCCACTTTAAAGCTCATCCGAATGTCCTAACTGGTCCAAAAACTGTACGATGGTTAGCATTGAATCTATAGATCTGAGTTTTACCTGAGGTAAGTTGTACAACAACCTCATCACCCTGAATCATAGCACTCTGCACATCAACACCAAATGTCTGAATTACTCCAGCACTGGTATCAACCATCTGTGCACGTCCACCTGACGCTCTAGCAATTACATTTCCCATTAGCGGTACCACTCTCCTGTACTATTATCTATGTTATAGTTAACTAGTAGAAGTTCCTTACGCTTATCTTGGTCTGCACCATAGGACTGTGTTGACCTCATTGTATAGGTCAGATCCCATTGCAGTTTAGAAAATGTGGGATACAAATCTTCAACCTGTTTGCTAGAATTGTATGTGATCATAGCATTGCCTGTAAAGACTTTCATCAATTCAGCAAGTCTGTTATGATCAAATGATTTATGTAGATCACCCTTACTACCATAGAGATTATCCTTGATTAGATAAGGAGGATCTAAGAAATTGAATGCACTGGGATTAACTACCTTAGAATAATCCTCATTCTTAATGTCCCAACCCTGTATAGCCTGGTTATACCAGAGTAGAGAGTTGATACCATTAAGACTAAAATTAGATCTTGATGCCTGAGCAGAGAAAGAACTGTTCTCACTCAAACCTGAGAAGGAACATTTATTACAAACATAAAAATTAACAGCAGTCTCATAAGGACCAGTGCCAGAAGAGAGTTTCTCTTTTGCTATGTTGAATGCTTCTCTATGTGCTTCAGTCCTATCAACTTCATCATCGTGCCTATCCAAATAGGTCTTAATATTAAATAAATGATCTTGCAGTTGTGGTCCTACATCTCTCAGGACTGTCCAGAAACAGTATAGAGGATAGTACAGATCATTAATGGTTACCTTGAGATCAGGATTCCTCCTAGTCAAAGCGATAGCCATAGAACCACCTCCAATGAAGGGTTCTATGTAACTATTATAATTCTCTGGAATATATTCCAGTAAGATCTTGGTAGCCCTAGACTTACCGCCTGGATACCTAAGTGGAGTCTTAAACTTCTTACTCATCTCTCTTAATCCTCCTAGGTACTTTAATTGTCCAAGCAGGTGCAACTAAATCAACCATCTCAAACTCTTTCTTAGCTTTCTCTCTCATCTTTGCTGCTTTCTCGTAGTCTTGCAGCTCTTTCTCACGTCCTGGTTCAGGTTGAATCTCACCATAATGAGGATCCCAGATCTCAGGATGTTCGTGGTTATCAAAGAACTCTAGTATACTGGAATCAATCATATGATACAGAGTATCCCAAGTTAATGTCCTACGTAGAGTCTCAGCAATATATTCTGCTTGATTCACTGACATTTCTTGCTTAAGAAATTCACCTCTAGCCCATACCAATTCATTCAAATCAATGGTGATTTGGACATTAGTATGTACTCCTGTATCATTAAATGGTTCCATTATTCTGCTTCAACCTCAAACTCCTTACAAAAGTCTTCGATTGCTGTATCAACCTGATCATAGATAGGATCCAGATCAATGTTACAACGAAGGTAATGTGCAATTTGATCCACCTGCTTCTCTGAGAGACAGTGGTCAGGGTGGAGAAGATCACACACGGGGACTCTATGCTCGATCAGTTCATTCAAGTTGATCCTGATCTCATAGTCTCTGTAGACTGGCATTACTCTTTATGTGTTATGTCGTATTCTATCACAATCTTCTTGCTCTGTCTACCCCTTGAGTCAAGTGTAACACTCTGCGACCACTCTCCATTAAGGAGAGCCGTCATCACATTCTTATCCAGTCCACACATTTGCTCACAGTTCTGAACTGACTTGCGAACTGACTCTAAACCATCAGGATACTTCTTAACCTTAAACCCGT